TTGTAATATGTCATTGGATAATACGACACATTACATTACATTACATTACATTACATTACATTACATTACATTACATTACATTACATTACATTACATTACATTACATTACATTACATTACATTACATGTATATCGTCTCTTTTGCGTTTGTATCTACATTATTCACATTTGTTGAACTATTCTCGCTTTGTCTTTGAAGTAACAGCTCATATTTCGATTGAAGTATACGATACTCCTCTTTCATTTGGGCAAGTTCTTTATTTCGGTGTTCGACGTCTGTCTGTAATTGTTGAATAATCTGAACGACTTGTTCATTATTTAATGCCACTGGTTGTTGACCTGGTTGCTGTAAAATGATTTGTCCTCCGCCCCCGCCACCCGCCGCCGCCGCTGCAGCCTCTGCATTTTGCGCCATTTTCGCGCGATCTTTTTCCAACTGAATCGTTTGTGCAATAACATCCGGCTTCATCTCGGGACGTCCTGGCGCATAATTCTCCAGAAGCTTTTCCAGTTCGACCATATAAAACCGTCGAACAACCGGATCTTTAATAAAATCCATCACTTTCTTAGGTGAATCACGCACAACATCAGGATTCGCATTCACCAAGAGTTTACGTTTATCAAATGTATTATGCTCATGTGAGAAAACCAATATTACCTTCATTGGATCCAGTTGGACGAATGGGACTGTATAATCTTTCAAGAATGCACGTTCTTCCGCCAAACATGCATCATCGTTATACTTATGATGTTTAAGAAGTTTCCGCTTGAATGCAAATGTCCCCGCTGTTGCATGATTCGGACCATAGGGACCAAACTTCTTCATTTGACCAATATGTTTGAAATAAATGTAGATCTCGCTTGAACCCGCACATAATGCGTCTGGGTGTGTAACGAGCATGTGAACCGCATGAGATACTCGTTGTGGTGGATAATAATCATCGTCATCCATGTAGACTAAAATTTCACCACGCGACTTTTCATGCAGTAAATTTCTCTTCTTACCTAACGTCATTTTCGTATCATACTTAAAGTATTTGACGCGAGGATGAGATGCAACAAGGTCTTCGATTGGATCAGTACCATCATCAATAATAATCCATTCCATTCGGTCTTGCGGATAGTCTTGATTATTGAAACACATAATCATCGCATTTATAAAAGGGCGTCGGTTAAATGTTGGCGTACATACGCTAACAAACGGGTATAATTTAAAGTATTCGGGTGTTGATTTTTCGGGGATACCGATGCTTGGAGCGCCTGCGCCTGATCTTTTGGTCTTACCCATTCTATCTACTAACTATGTGGTGTGGTGTAGTGTGGTGTGTTGTGGTGTGGTGTAGTTTGGTGTGTTGTGGTGTATGTCGTATGATATTACTTTATACGATAAATTGTTTATGTTGTTTACGTTGGACTCCAATTTTTTAGTGTAGTAAAGAAATTCATAATTCCCTGCCAGTAATGCGTAAGATACAATACAAGCAACATCAAAATCACAATCGCCGCAACATTCAAATCGAGGTACTCGAATGCATAAAACATAAGTGTCAAATTAAAGAAGAAGAAGATGATCGGAACATATTGAGAATACAGCTCCCGATATTGATCCCAGTGAAAGAATGGATAAATAAACAAGGTCCCTATAAATTGGAAGAGTTGGACAAAGTACGAAATAACCGGGATTATACCTATTCCAAATGCAGTAAACAGCGACCATAATGAACCGCCAATGAACTCTTTTCTGTTTTCAGTCGGGTTCAAAATCATACCAATTATAGTTGTAAAAAATGGCCCACCCATCAACATAAATGCGCCTAATAAAATGAGCACAAACGGCATCAAAATAATAAGTAAAGGCGAAACAACCGTGTATAATTCTTTCGGTATATTTTGACATATTTTGGTAATGAAACCAAATATAGCTCGCAACATTGCACGGTCTGATGAAAATGAAAATATGAATGAATTATTAACCCATTGTTTGAAACGAGCCTTAATGAACTCCCAATTCAATAGATTAACTTGGGTGACACCCTCTTCAACACTATCCTTCACCATATCTACATCTTCTTTGGTAAGACAGAACCATTTAAAGACATATGTATCGAGGAGAATCGCTGCCTTCAGGTATATTTTTTCGGGAGTTTCAAGTTTAGGATTATCTGCAATTCCTCCAAATTTATCATCACAATCCGCTTCACATGATGTATATTCGTTTGTATAACAATACGGCCATTTATGTCTGTCCGTAGGAAACAGTGTTTCAAGATTGAGACTGTTATTTCGAATACTTTCAGGGGTAGAATAGAAGAGGATATTTACGCAGACGACCGAAATGATGAGCGTTTCAATAAAAAGGGTCAGTACACTCAATCCGAATTCTTTTAACGCATTAATATCGAATAATGATTTGGGTTTGGCTTTCTCTTTTGGTTTTTCAGCAGATGAGTCTTTTTCTTTGTCATCACCACCGCCGAACATCCCGCCTACTTTGCTAAACGTGCCTTCGCCTTCGCCTTCGCCTTCTTCGCCTTCTTCGCCGGTGTCTATCTTTTCTTCATCATCGTCAGCCATTGTATAACGAAACAAGTTATATATACGAGAGAATATTATCGGAAGCGGATTACCGCGCGTACATTAATCCACAGTTACCCGATAAGAATGTAAGTACATTATATCGTTCTTCCAAAATATGAAAATCATAACTATATAGGTAAATATTCACGTTTGGTTTATTCATGCCGATAATCTCTCGAGTGTTCGGATTACAAATCACTTTTACTTCGGCGGCAGTATCCAACGGCGGATATATCGTTGACAGTTCCAACTCAATTTGATTAAACTTGCTCATATTAATTGCCCCGCTTGGTTGCAGATCATATGGATCCGAGTTCAGGCAGAAATTGTAACAATAAATTCCCGGTTTCGCACTCCCGCGTGTGCGCGTATATTTTTCGACATAATTGTAAACACCCGCGTCTAAGAGATTCTCTCGATACTTTCCATTCAGAGAGATACCCAACATCTGCAAAATATCGCGCTCGTTCTCTGACTGAAAATCGCCCGTAATGTGAAGTCCAGTAAGACGTTTATCGCGTGGATTGATACCCGGTCCAATTCCATTCTTCGGACCATTCTTGTCAAAGTAATACGTATCGAATTTGTACTTGTCTCTCCACACGGTGGTTTGTATATCGCTCGATGTAGTCACAATTTCACTAAAATTATTTGGTCTCCAATCATCATCGATCGGCGCAGGAATGATGTCGTATGGCAGATAATTATACGGCCAGTTTGTATAATTGCTCCACTCGTTACGAAGATTCACGTCGCTTCGTTGGAAAAACATCGTCCATGACGACACCATACCCATCGAGTTCTCTATTTTGATTTTCTTACTTCCAGTTACATCATTGAACGTCCAATCATAATATGACTTAATCAAGTACTTTTGTTGATTCGCGGCGAAGATCTTGGATTCATCATCCGAGAGAAAGCAGTAGGTCGCCATTAGATGAACATCCGCATTCCAATCTGTACGAATACTTGGGTATGAGTTCAGTGATAAATCAATACTGGGTGGCGGATATAAAAATCGCCACATTTGATGAAGTGGGTTTGTGAAATCAGGTTGTACAACAGGCCAATAATTACCAGGATCACCCACATCACGTATGGTGAAGAGTTCCTTCACGGGACGAAGCGTGACGTCGATTTGAAGTTGATTATATTGAAGACATACGAGCGGAAATGCCATTTTCGAAGACAAGGTGAACCATGCATTGATCGGGATGTATATTTTCCTACCACGAATCGACGGTTCTGCACCGGCAACATTCGCCGTTCGATATGCATTTGGGTACTGGTTTAATCGAGCACCTGAACAACCTGGATTGTATAACTCGGGAACATGTCCAGTCATTTCATTATATAATTCCCGTTTACTCGCGTCAAGATCCCGCTCTACAATTGCCATCAAATTATTCCCGGTGAATTTTTGAAGCGTCATACCGCCAACAGATATCACGATTTCTTTCACCATTTGAGTCCCCAAGTTTTCGATCCACCGAAATTCATACGGCGCCCACATATCGGATATATTAGATGGAGGATGAATCGGACTCCAAATCGACGGCAATGTCACGCAAATATACGTGTCCATGAGTAGTTCTGCATATCTCGGAACATAAAAGGTGAATTTTGATTCTTCCGTCGATCGCAGTTTCTTTTGTCCATCGAAATCAATTCTAAACTTTTGAAGACCAAAATTCGTATATTTAAGATAGGTGCTTTTAAAAAATGACTTCTTTGGATTGCCATTTAAGATGACATTTTGGTTGCCAGTAGCAATGAGATTCAATAAACCACCAGTCATTTAGTATTTTAGTATTCTCTTGATTAATACCTCTACTTGTTATAACTTTATATAAAAATATATAGGATATATAATTAGAAATGAAAGAGAATCGGGTAGAGTTTATATTTATAGGTATTATTATTCTTGGTTTTGCAATATGGAAAATATCTGAGATGGTTAAAACCCGATGTTATCAAAGACAAACCAAATTATATGAAGGATTCTTAGCCGAAAAAGCGGCGGCGGTGGCGACAACGACAACGGCAACCGAACCCAACACAGGATTAACCACGGGAAT